TGCTGACCATCGTTTTGAGTTCGATGCCGTGCCGCTTGTTTCCGATCATCAACTCGATGTCGTGAGGCTCGCCGTTCGGCAGCGACTTTCCTCCGATCCGCTTCGCCAGCCGCGATTCGTTGTGCTCTTCGCTGTACCTCTGGATCGTGGCGTCAACCATCTTGTGCGACGCCTTGGCGATCTCGCTTTTCGTCTTGGGGCGCATCTCCTGCGCCTTTACTTTTCTCAATCGCCCCTTGCCGGGAAACTTCGGGGCCGCGCCGGTCTTGTGGTGCGACGGATTGTTGACGCTTTTGTGTTCGAGCAGTCCCTCCACGGTTTGTTTTTCACGGGCGTACTCAATCCAGCAGCGGCAATTCGGGTGACTCGGCGGACCAGACGGAAAGAACCGCTGCCAATCTTCGCGTTTCTTTCGATGCAGCGGCCCGCACACCGGGCAAACGCGTTGGTCGCCCTGCGTGAACCACGTATCATCGGGGGACAGGCCCACCGTCGCCGCCGTCGCCGCTTCCCCGCCGGCCGTGTTCGCCGCGGTTGTGTTGTCCACGGCGAGCTCTTCCACGCGAGCCTGGCCGAAAATCTTGTCGAGCCGGGCCTCGCGTTCCGCCTTGGGCAGCGGGCCGTCCCGCCTCGCGATCTCTTCCCGGTCAAAGTTGTTCGCCGTGCGGTCTACGCTGGTCGCCGTGTAGCTGCGGGCCACCTGCGCCCCACGCCCCAGGGCGAAGCCCGTGGCTGCGGCTTGCGAGTCTTTCATCCCGTGCTGCGAAGAGGCGGCGATGAACAAAAACAGCAGGATTGCGACCATCTCCTCTTCCGTTTCGCGTTGCACCTTTTCCCAAAACGATTGCGGCACGTTGGCCGCGTCGGGCGGCTCGCCGAGCAGTTCGTCGAGTTCGCGCCGATGCCGGCCCGCCAGGACGCCGAAGCGCTTGGCGAAGTCGGACTCGATCTTGTCGCGGTTAGTGAGTTCGGCCATCCTCAGTTTTGTCGAGCGTCCCGATAATTTGCCACGTGTCGTGCGCAGCGCGTCGGTTCATTTGCGTCCCTCCAAGTACCGCTTCGCCCCGTCCACCAGCCCGTCGAACGACTCCACCACCGGCGGGCCGGGGCCTTCCGGCTCTGCCGCGGGAGCCACCGCCAGTTCCGGCTTCGGCTCGCTCGCAATGTTCTCCTGTTCGGCCTCGTGGTCCAACTCTTCCATCCCCGCCCAGGTCCGCTTGCTCAGGATGCCAGCCTGGTTCAACTGCACGCGGATGCCAGTCTCCTCGTTCCGGTTCCGCACGCTGACGCGCGGCGGCGAGACGTTCAACTGCACCTTGCGGCGGAACTCCTGCCACGTCAGGCCGAACCGGTCGAGCAAGGCCAGCATCGGATGCAGCAGCCCCAGCACGCGCCACGTCACGTTGCGAAAGTGCTCCACGAACAACTGTTGCGTCCGCTCCGCACGCTTGACGAACGGACTCTCGGCAACCAGCGTGCTCGCGTAGTTCGCGTTGCTCGCGTCGCCGCTTACCATGTATTCGGGCATCGCCCAGCGCTGGCCGACGCGCCGCAGAATCATTTGCACGACCTGAATAAACACGCCAGCCGCTGGCGTGCCCATCGGCCCGTACATGACGTCCATGCCGGAGTGGGTCGAGATGCGCCCCGGCCGGTAGTGTTCGTAGTACGCCGTCTTTTGCACGCCATCCGGCGTGGTGTAATCGGGGCTGTAGTCCACCGCCCCCGACCGCGCGGCTTCGATCGCGCCCGCCGTCGTGCCCTTCATGGCCTTGCGGATCAAGGCGATGGCCGCTTGAATCGCCGTGCCCTCACCGATGTTCGTCGAGACCTTGGCCGCGCGTTCGATGTCGTCCGCCGCGGCGTAGAAATCCGAGATGCCGCGCTTGATTCCCGCATCGACGTTCAATTTGCAATGTTCCACCTGATGCGCGGGCTTGATGTCAAACTGCTCGCCGTCGCCCGTGGGATCGACGTAATAGGCCCGCACGTCCTGGGTGTCGAGAAAGTCCGTCGCGATGCCCCAGCCCCAATCGGTCGTTTCGTAGTCGTTGCCCAACATGGCCGCCGCGCCCTGAGAATCGAGCGGCTCGCGGATATGCTCCGGCTCGACGAATCGCGGGCAGTAGCGGCCGTCGCGTTTCGACAGCAGCGTCAGGAACGCCTCACCGTCGCGAACGGAGCGGCGGAAGAACTCCGCCTCCACGCGCCGCCATTGCTCTTGCTCCTGCCAGTCGTCGAGGATGGATTGCGCGGAGACCAGCAATTCCTCCGGAACTTCGAACCGCGGCTTGGCTTGAATCTGGTAGTCGAAGCCGGTCGCCAGGATGTAGCTGGTGAGGTTCTCCATCACGCCGATCGTGGCCGAGTCCTGCCCGGCCAGCCAGCGGGCGGTGCCTTGCATCGCCCATAAATCCCACTCGGTTTCCAGGTGGGGCCGCCATGCCCCGCGGCTGCGGTCCATCGGCTCGGACGACCAGCGGTTGAATCGTCCGCGTCGTTCGTTGCGCGGGTACTCGTGGGCCGGGACGAGCTTGCCCCAGCCGCTGCCTTCGCGCATGACGACGGAACGCGCGTAGTCGCGCGCCGCGAGTGAGTCGCGCAGGTCGGCCACTTCCTCGCGGGCGCGGAGCGTGGCGAGTTCGGCGCGGAGGCCGTCGAGTTCGGCGGTTGCGGTCATGCGCATTCCCCCCTCAGCGTGTCAATCGTTACGGTCGGCAGTTCGCTTCCTTCAGCAACCTCCGGACAGTGTGGCGAAGAAACCTTGAACACAACCACATCGGCAACATCGACAGGAATCGTGCATTGCTCAATGCGCGTCGATTCGGGGATGCCAAGGGCATCCCGCAGGCAACGATGCGTGACGTAAAGGATTCCTGGTGTTGAAATCATGCGTACAGGTACTCCTCTTGCGGCGGCTCTTCCAGCTCGCCGCGCGCCGCCGACTGCATCAGCCGGCACGCCATCTCCATCGCGTCCGGGCCGTCGTCATGTTCGGCGACCGGAAACTCCTGCAACTGCTGCAAGAGCAGCCGACCGCCGGGCGTGTTGCGAATCTGAAAGTCGCCGCGCTGCAACATAGGGCCAAGCCTCGGAATGCGAATCAGTTTTTTGTCTTCGTGGTTGTGAATCGTCATCAGCCTAGGAATCGCCACGCCCTTGCCGCGGGCCACGATCTTCAGCAGTCCGGCGAACGAGCCGAAGTTCTTTTCCACGCACGTTGCGTAGGGCCGGTAGCGCGTCACCATCTCACACACCGCCGCCGCCACCGCCTCCTCTGGCATCCGCTGCATCAACGCCTCGACGAACAACTTGCCGGCCCTGCGTCCCACAAACACTACCGCCGGATAGTCTCCGCCGTCTTTTCCACTCGACGGATCGACGGCCACAACTCCCAACTCAAACTTGTCGGGCCACTCGCGGGCCATGATGTCCGCGAAGTAGGCGTCCGGCCATTTCGTCCGCCCGTGGCGGGTCGGGCGCTGCTGATACAGGCTCGACCACCAATAGGCTTCCATCCCCAATCGCTTCGCCTCCAGCGCTTCGAGCGGCCATCGCGCCGGCCACAGCGGTTCTCCGATCTCTCTTCCAATCGCGTCGTCCTCGTCGTCGCAAATCGCGGACAGCCGCAACTCGCGAACCGGCGGGCCTTCGCCCGATGTCGACTCCGCGAGTAGCCGGCCAGCCAGGTCGTCCTTGTGCCAGCGGGTGGTAATCACGATGCAGCACCCTCCCGGCTCGATTCGCGTGCTGGCCGTTGATTGCCACCAGTCCCATTGGTTCGCGCGTTCCTTTTCGCTGACCGCTTGCTCCGCGTTTTTGATCGGGTCGTCGACGATGAGCAACTCCGCACCTCGTCCGGTCAGGGGTCCGCCGACGCCGGCCGTCACCATGCCGCCGCCTTCTGTCGTCTCCCAATCAATCGCGGAATGGATGTCGTCCGAGACGCCCACGCCGAACCACTCTCGCCCGTGCTCCATCACGAGCGACTTGGCCTTCCGTCCCCAGCTTCGGGCGAAGTTCGCCTCGTAGCTGGTCAGCATCACGCGGCGGTCTGGCCATCGTCCAAGATACCAGGCCGGCACGTGCTTGCTGATGAACTCACTTTTCCCGTGTCGAGGCGGGGCCTGCACCACCAGGATGCTTTCCGTTTCTCCCGTTACGGTGTCCATTACGGCTTGATCGATGGCCGCGAGGTGCGCCGCCATTCGCCAGCGCGGGCTGACCGACTTGGCCCAGGCCGCCGGACTCCGCGTCAAGCAGAACAGATCGGACTCGGTTTTCCACTTCACGCCCATCGTCTTGAATCTTTCGGACTTCGGCGGCGATCGCGGCGCGATGCTCGACGGCGACCCCACCCGAATGCTTGACCTCCCGCAGCTCGCGGTACACCTCCGGCCGCAGGGCCTTCAGGCGAAAGATGAGCAGCGTGTCGGAAAACTCCTTCACCGCTCCGCACTGCTCGCCCTTGTGGAACACGGGGCGGTCGGTTCCTTGCACCGCCCTCCGGTCGGCTTCGGATTCCATGCCTTCAATGTAGACCTCTTGCGCCTCATCAAACTCCTTTCGGTACTCGGGGTCTCTGAGCCACTCGTAATGGATCGTGCGCGAAACCTTGGCGGCACGCGCCGCGGCCCCGATGAACCCCAAGCGGGCAAAGGCGGTAAGAAACGCCTTTTTTCTTGCACGTCCAACTTTGTCCGCCTGACGCGGCATGGT